GGGTGCGGGGGCCTGGTCGTTCAGGTTTTCCGTCGCCAGATCTTCCACCATCGTTTGCCGCTCCGGCGGCGTGTGCGGGCTTGTTTGCGGGCGAGGGCGAAGTAGTCGCGGTTGCTGAGGCGGCCGTCCATCCAGGCGCGGCCGGCTTCCTGCATGTTGATCGTGTGCCGTTTCACGATCACTCGCCCTCCCGCTCACAGTCCCAGTAGAGCCGGTCGTCCTTGGCCGCTTCGGCGACGGTGGGCCCGTTGTCGCCGGCCTCGGTCGTTGCTGGGGTGGGCCTGTCGAGGATGGTGTCGAGGGCGTCGGCGATCCAGCGTGCACCTGTAATCCCGCGAAGGTCGTCGCGGAGGTCGCGGGCTGCGGAGAGGCGTTGTTCAGCGTCGGACTCGCAGTGGTGGCGTGGGCCTTCCCAGACGCGGCGGCAGATCTTGCACCAGGCTTCCTCCTCGCCGATATCGAGGTGCTGGCGCATCGTGTGGAGGCTGGCGTCGGCGAGGGCGCGGTAGTCGGGGCCGTCTTGTATCTGGCAGGAGTGTTCGTCGGCGAGTTCGATCGCGCGGGCGACCCGCTCACGGAGTGGGTTGTCCGCCGTATCGCTGCTGGTGGCGGGGTTGTCCACGTCGTTGGGCTGGCTGTCGGCGGGGTCGGTCACGGCTGCTCCTTCTGGGGCCAGCTACTGATGCCTTCGACGTGGCGTCCGTCGTGTCCGGCGGGTAGTTCGCAGCGCTGGGTGCCGAGGCTGTTTGCGGCGTTGTTGGGTGCTCCGCACTTGGCGACGGGCTGCCGGTCGGCGATCTCCAGTCGGATGGCGGAGGTGAGGTCGCGGACGGCGGCGGCGAGTTCGTGGATGGCGCCGGGTGTCTGCTCGTCGCGCACGACTTCGAGGGTGGCGAATTGCTGGGTGGGGTGGAGTGGGTGGCCGGTGGGGATGATGCCGGCTTCGGAGCCCCATTCGGGTGCGAGGAGCGCGGAGGCGATGTCGTTCAGTTTGGCGACTCGGCTGAACAGTTCGCGGATGTCTTCCTCGGGGGTGGACTTGCGGATCTGCTGCTGGGGCTGGTCGGTCATGCGGCGGTCTCCTGGGTCTGGTCGAGGGCGGCGGCGGTGATGGCGTCGGCGAACGGCTGATCCAACGCCTGCACCGCTGGCGACAGTTGCGGGTACGGGATGAGGCTGGGGTGGTCGGGCCTACTCCGGCTGCACCAGATCGCCCACGCGTCGTGGACGTCGACTGGGCTGACGGCCGGCCCTTTGACGAGGGCTAGCAGCGTGTACAGGTCGAGGAGGGCCGGGTCAAGGTCGGGGATGCGAGCGGCCAGGGCGGCACGGGCTGCGGCGATATAGGTCACGCCGCCTCCTGGCCTGACTCGTTGAGGTCGAGTTCGTCGAAGCGGATGACGGCGTGGCGGAGTGCAATGACGGCGGCGTGGGTGCGGGAGCGGGCGCCGAGTCGGACTTGAGCTTCCTTGAGCCGCAGGTGGACTCCCTGTTCGGTGGTGTTGAGGCGGGTGGCAATTTGGCGGCTGGTGTAGCCGGATGCGGCGAGGCGTAGGGCGGCGATCTGGCCGGGGCTGAGGGGCTTGCCCTGGTAGCCGGGAATTCTCACGGCCGCCTCCGGTGTCCGGGCTCAACGATGATCCGGTCTTGGTTGTCGAGGATTCCGTCTGCGCGGGCGAGGGCGCGGAGGGCTCGTTGGAGGACGTCGCGCCAGTTCTGCCGGCGTCGGGCGTAGGCGGTGAGGATGGCAGCGGACAGGGTGTCGGGCTGCCAGCGGCGAATCGGGCCGGTCACAGATGCTCCTGGGTGGGGATGTCGGCGATCGCGGGTTGGGGTGTCCAGTCGGGTTCGCAGTCGTCGGCTGGCGACGCTTCCGACTGGTCGGTGACGTGGGCGCCGCCGCACTTCCCGCACTGCCAGGCGGTGAGCTGGTGGTCGGCGTATCCGTGGCGGAGGGCCTGGCGAGCGAAGTCGAGGGTGGCGAAGCGGGGCAGGCCGGTGGGGCAGCGGATCGGCCTGCCGAGGGTGCGGGCGGGGTGTGGGAGCCAGGCGCGGGTCATCGGCACCACGGGCCTTCGTCGTCGTCGGGTTCGGGGTCGAAGACGGACGCGGGGAGTTCGGTGATGGACCACAGGACGGTCACGGCTGGCCTCCGTTGATCTTGCGGGCTGCGGCGAGTGCGGCCTGGAGCCAGTGAGCGGTCTCGTCGACCTCCAGGCCGTGCCGGATGACCGCGTCGACGGTCTCGGCTGTGTCGCGCAGGAGTTGGGCGTAGCAGGCGTCGAGGTCGGGGTATTCGCCGGTCAGGGTCGGCCGGGTCGCCGATTCGGGGGCCAGCTTGTCGGCGGCGGTGCGGAGTTCGTCGGCGGCGGTCATGCGGCTTCCTTGTCGGTTCGGGCCCACGGCGGCGCTGTGCGGGCGTGTGCGGCGTTGTGGGCGGCTTGGTGCTCCGGGAGTGCTCGAAGGGCCCGTGAGGCGCTCAGCGCGGCGTACAGCGCGTCTCGTGCCGTCGCACACGGCCACGCCACGGCCGCGACGACCGTGTACGCGGCGAGCGTGGCGGCGACGGCCAGCAGGACGATCCACGCGACGAGAAACCAGCCGAGGGTGATCGCGGTGTCGACGGCCTCGACGATCACGACGCGGGCTCCTGCATGTCGCAGTTGCCGTCGTGGCCTTCGAGGAGCATGCAGATGCGGTCCGTGCCGTCGGCGTCGCGTTCCTTCCACGGGCACCACCCCTCGACAAGTGGAGGCAGTGGGCGCCCGGAGTTTGGGGTGGGCTGCTCGGCCATGGTTCAGGCCTCCTTCGGCTGCTGTGGGATGAGGACGTCGACGCCGCATGCGGCGCACAGGCCGCCGTTGGGGAGGTCGTCGGACGTGAGCGGGATGACCCCGTCGCCGAGTTCGTCGGTGTGGCTGGTGCAGTAGATCGACCAGGCGCCGGGCAGCGCTGAGCGGTAGGCGACGATGCGGTCACCGTCGCTCGGCTGCTCCTCGGCTGCACGGGCCTGGACGACCTCGCAGTTGACGCGTGCGCAGCGGCTGTGGTCTCCCGCGTCGTGTCGGCGGCCGGCGTCGGCAAGGCTGGCGAGGATCGACTTGCAGGCGCGGTCGCCCATGCTGTCCGGGGTGAGGTCGTGCGGGAGTTGGCAGCGCGGGCAGCGGGGACGATCCCCGTCGGCCTCCTTCAACTGCTGCGCGGCGGCGGGCCCGATGTCGTCTGGGAGCGTTGAGCACCACTGGCACTGCCAGTCGTGGCCGGGCGCCGACTTCTGGTCGTGGCAGGTGTGTCGAGGCTCAGGTGCGGCGGTGGGCGTCTCGCTCTCCTCGCGGACCTTGACGGTGGCGAGCCGCTGTAGGAACTCGCCGCTGACGGGCTGAGGGTCGGCGGCGGCCTCCGGCTCGTCGTCGCCGTCTTCGATGCGCTGGATCACCGCGCGCATCTCGTCAGCCCACTCGGCGGGGACGTGGATGGGCACGTTGTCGCTGCGGCAGGCCGTGGTGGCGAGGTGGCCGTGGTTGTCGCCGCGCCAGCACCACCAGCCGACGTGGACGAGTTCGGGGTTGTCGTTCACAGCTCACCTCGGTGCTGGAGTTCGGTGCGGAACAGGTCGGCGACAGCGGGCAGCTCGCCGGGGGCGTCGGGGCGGAAGCGGGCGGCCTGCGCGGCGTGGGTGGCGGCGAGGTCGAGGGCGGTGGTCAGGACCTCGGTGGGTTCGTCCGCGAACGGGCGGCCCGTCTCGGTCGGTTCGGTCACCGGGACACCTCGGCAGGCCAGACGAGGCGGCGGGTGTAGCGGGTGCCTGGGATCACGGCGAGGTGCTCGTGGTCGCCGTCGTGGCCGCGGTCGTTTTCGCAGAGCTGACCGGCGAAGCTGTCGTCGCCTGGGTACTCGCTGGTGCAGAGCTGGTCGTCGGTCTCGGTGGGTTCGGTCATTGCTGGCTCCTGGTGGTGTGGGTTGGGTTGATGCGGCCCCGGGAGGCCGTGTGCGGGCCGAGCAGCGTCCTGCGGCTTCCGGCGCCCGTTCACGACCTCCACGGCCGCCTGAGACGCCGTCGGCAGGCTTGGCGGGCGTCTCCGGGCGACATGGCGGCGGCGGTAGGGTTCGGGGGCGGGGTGCGTGCGGTTGCTGCGCGCCCAGCCCGTGCTGCGGTCACGGGGCGGGGGTGGCGGGCTGGCAGGCGCTGCACGGTTCGAGGTACGCCGGTCCGTCGATACCGTCGGCGGCCGAGTCATCCGGGTCGATGCCGGAGCCCTTGCAGCGGTCGCACGCGATGGGGGCGACACAGTCCGGCCCGCACAGTTCGTGCTCGCCCTCGGCGTGGGCCATCAGCCGCTCGTGGACGTGGCAGGGCTCGCCGCCGTCCTCACACGGGTTCATCGAGTCGCACGGGGTGGCCACGTATTCGGCCTCGTTCGCCTTTCGCTGGAAGCGCTCCATGAGGGCGAAGGCGGCTCCGGCGTGGTCGTTGAGGTTCTTCGATGCGTAGACAGCACCAGCCTCGTCGCAGATCTCGGCGGCATCTCGGAGCGTCTGGGCGCGCATCTCCGCGATGAGTGCCTCCGCCTTGTCTGCCCGCTCCTGGTGCTTGGTGCGCGCCTTGCACACCTGCTCGTAGGCCCACGCGGTCGGGTAGGGCTGCCGGTCGTGGGCGATGGCGAGGTCACGCTCCCGACGGAGTTCGGCCTGCTCGGCGTCGGCGACGGCGAGGACGGCGTCGGTGATCGCCTCGTTGAACGGGCGGTTGCCGTAGGCGGTGTCACCTGCCGTTCGGATGGCGGTGGCGTAGCGCTCGCGACGTGCCGCCGGATCCACCACGGCGGCCGGCCGTTCCTGACTGAGAGCCTCGGCGGCCATGCGGCGAAGCCCGGCCACTACGTCGCGGACCGCGTCGTACCGGATGCGGCTCTCCTCGGTGATGCCGCCGTTCTCGACGCGGTCGTAGGTCTCGTTCTCCTCAGTCAACTCGGCGTACCTGTCGGCGGCCTCCCGCAGGGCGGCGGCGCGGGCGGCGATCTCGTCGAGGTCGAGGGTGGTGGGCTTGTCGGTCATGGGGTCTCCTTCGGGTCGCGGGTCGGATTCAGGGCTTGGTGACGTGGAGGCGGCGGCGTCCACCGCCGGGCTGCTGGTCGGCGACGACGTGGAAGCCAGCGGCCCGCAGCTCGGCCTGGTAGGTGTCGAGGTGGTGTTCTTCGCCGGGGCCGTCGTGGAAGACGTTGACCTGACGGCGGCCGTCCTGAGCGGTGCGGTAGCCGGGATCCCAGTCACCGTCGGCGAACTCGGAGGGTTCGAAGCCGCCGTAGGCGAGGGCGGCGTCGACGTCGCGGGCGCGGATGTGGCGGGCCATCAGGAGGCCACCCCCGACCGGGCGGCGATCTTCGCGAGCTTCTCGTCGAGGACGTCCTGCGGCCGGTTCGTGATCGTGGCCAGCGCTACTGCCGCAGTCACGATCACGTCGCACAGTTCGCCGGTCACGTCGGACCAGGCGTGCGAGTTGCCCTTCCGCGGGTTCTGGCCGTGCACGCCCAAGTAGGCGGCAGCGACCTCACCCGCCTCCTCGGTGACCTTCAGGGTGCGCATCGCGAGTTCGTGGTCACTGCGGCCGTTCTCGGTGTCGAGCCAGTCGACGAGGCTGCGGATCGTGGACCACTGGTCGGGGCTGATCATGTTGAGGCTCCTTCGGGTTCGGGTTGGCGGGTTGGGTGGTGGGCTGCTGGTAGATGCCGGCGGCAGTGAGGGCGCGGCAGGCGGGGTCAGGCGGCCTCTTCGTCCTGGGCGGCCCAGCCGCAGGTCCAGGTGGTGCCGCATCCCGGGCACCGGTAGGCGGCGAGTACGGAGCCGGGCCCGTTGGGGGTGACGGTGACGGGCGTTATGGCGGGGCTGTCCTCGGTGAGGCAGCGGTCGCAGGTGTCGAGGTAGGGCATGGCGGTGCTCCTTTCGGGTGGTTGGTGTTCAGGCCTTGGCCATGTCGACAAAGCGGGCGTAATGCCCTTGGAAGGCGACGGTGATGGTGGCGGTGGGTCCGTTGCGGTGCTTGGCGACGATCAGGTCCGCTTCGCCGGCGCGAGGGGATTCCTTGTCGTAGGCGTCATCGCGGTGCAGGAGGATCACGATGTCCGCGTCCTGCTCCAGCGACCCGGACTCGCGCAGGTCCGAGACCATCGGCCGCTTGTCCTGCCGCTGTTCAGGCCCCCGGTTGAGCTGGGACAGCGCGACGACGGGGACGCCGAGGTCCATGGCGAGGGTCTTGAGGCCGCGGCTGATCCTCGACACTTCCTGCTGCCGGTTGTCGTTGCGGCCGTTCGACTCGCCGCCCATCAGCTGCAGGTAGTCGATGACGACGAGCCCGAGCCCGTGCTTGCGCTGCACGCGGCGGCAGTGCGAGCGGATCTTCGCGAGGGTGACGCCGGTGTCGGCGACGATGAACAGCGGCGATGACTGCATGTCCTTGCCGGCCTCGATCAGTTGCATGACCTTGCCGTCGTCGACGGGGCCCTTGGCTTTCATCCAGTGCAGCGGGTAGGTGGCGTGCGCGGACAGGAACCGCTTCTCCAGCTCCTTGCGGCCCATCTCCAGGGAGAAGAACAGCGTCGGGATGTCGTTGCGGACGGCGGTGTAGCGGGCGAAGTCGCCGCCGAGGACCGACTTGCCCATGGCGGGCCGGGCGGCGATGAGGACGAACTGGCCGGGCTGGAGGCCGCCGGTGAGGATGTCGAAGTCGTCGAAGCCGGTGAGGAGGCCGACCTTGGGCCCGTTCTCGCGGATGTCGACGACCTCGGCGACGGTCTCGAGGATGTCGACGCCGATCGACAGGTCTTCGTCGCCGGTGTCGGTGAGGCCGGCAAGGCCTTCGAGGGTGTCGAAGGCGTCCTGGACGATCTCGTCTGTGTCGCGCTGGCGCTGGTGGACGCTGTGGGTCATGCCGTTGGCGGCGTCGAGGACTTTCCGCAGGAACGCGAGTTCGCGGACGATCTCGGCGTGGGCCTCGGCGTGCGCCACGGTGGGCACCGCGTTGACGAGGTCGAACAGGTAGGGCCTGCCGCCGCAGCGGCCCAGCTCGCCGTCCTTCTCCAGCCGGTTGCCGAGGGCGATCGGGTCGTGGGCTTCGCCGGTGGCGTGGATGTCGACGAGGGTGCGGTAGATCGATTCGTGTACGGGGCGGAAGAAGTATTCGGGCTTGAGGATTTCGATGACTTCTTCGGCGGCCCGACCGGAAAGGATCATCGATCCGAGGACGGCTTTCTCGGCGGCCTCGTCGAATGGCGGCGGCTTCCGGGTGGTCGACTGCTCGAAGAAGTCGTCGGCCGGCTGGTCGTCGTAGTCGTGGGTCATGAGGCCTTCCTGAAGTCGGTGCCGGTGAACGGGACGAAGGTGGATCCGCCGTCGGCGAAGCGCGACTGGGTGCGCGGGCCGAGCGGCTCGAGGGTGGGGAGGTTGGTGGAGATCAACGTGGGGAGCTGGTTTTGCCAGCGGGCGTCGATCAGTTGGGCGATCGCGTCGACAGTCCACGGGTACAGCTGGCTGGCGCCCAGGTCGTCGAGAGCCAGCAGCGGGGCATCGGCCCACGTCTGAAGGCGTTCACGGTCGACGGGGCGATCGGCGGCAGCCTTGAACTCGAAGTCGCTGACGAGGTAGTAGCGGCCGAACCAGCCGCGACGGATCAACAGTTCGCCGATCTTCCACAGGTGCCAGGTCTTGCCGGTGCCGGGCTCTCCCAGCAGCAGCAGGGAGGCGTGGGAGCCGGCGAGGAAGTCGCTGACCCATTTCTCGACTTCGGGCTGGACGTCGGTGTCCACGCTGAACGCCTTGGGGCGTCGGGCGAGGTAGCGGTCGAGGGTCTGGGCGCGGATCTCGGCGCGGGCCGCTGCTTGTATGGCGTCGTGGCGGGCGCGCCGCTCTTCGGCAGAACTCATCAGAAGGGCCTCGCGTTCTTGTAGTCGTCGGCGGTGGGCGCGGGGGCGCCAGCGCCGGTAGCCGGGTGTGGACGGTTCGGGCCGGTCCAGCCGCCGGAGACGGCGCGGAGTTTGGGCTTTCCCTCGGGCTCAGGGTGGAGCGATTCCCAGCGGCCGATCCAGGCGGTGACGCTGTCCGGCTCCCCGCGCTGCTGTGCTGCGGTGGTGGCGGAGCGGACCATCAGGTCGACCCCGAGCCGCTCGACCTGGAGGCGGATGCGCTCCCAATCGGTGAACTTTCGGATGTCCCAGGCGACTGCTCCGAGCCCGGCTGCTGCTAGCCCTTCGGCGAGGGGTTGGAGAGCGTCGGGGAAGCCACTTTTGCGTGCCGCCCAGCTAGCAGCAGTACCTACGTCAGTAGGTACTGACGGGACGGGCCGGGCCGGGGCGTCGTTAGTAACGCCGTTACGAATCGCGGTGACCTGCGCGCCTTCCTGTGAAGTCGCGTCATTCCGAGTCGCGTTCGTGTCGCCGTCGTGTCGCTGTCGCGTCGCGTTCGTGTCGCCGGAGCGCGTCTGGCTTCCGTTAGTAACGCCGTTACTACGGCCGTTACTTGACCCGTTGGATGGAGGGGTGGGCTTGCCGCTCTTCCGTTGGCGGAACCGCTCCTGTCGCTCAGCGTTCTTCTTCCGCTCAAGAAGCACCTGTTCGCGGGACGGGTTGTAGTCGAGGTAGTCGTGGATCGCCCAGCCGTCCTCGATCCGATCCCAAACGCCGGCATCCTCCAGCTGCTTGGCGATCGCCTTGATGCCACGGATGTGGGCGACGAGCGGCAGCTCGCGGTCGCCGATGCGTCCGTCGGTCAGGTTCTCGGCGCACCAGCAGATCGCCGACACGTGGAGCCGGAACGCTCGATCGGACAACAACGCGACCTTCCGATGGGAAGGGAAGCGGTCGTCGAGCTTGACCCATGGCATAAGAGGCTTCTTTCAAACGGTGTTGTCAGGGGTTGTTGGGCGCGCGGAACCAGACCCTTCAGGGCGGTCGGCTTCGCGGCTGGCGCGAACCCACATAGCCAACATACACTTGGCCACATGAATGTTGGCTACTGTTGTGCAACTGGATGTGGCCACATCGACGTGCGACCATGCCGCCATGACCGAGGAGGAGCTCGTGACCCGCCTGAAGCAGGCCGCTGACCAGAAGCGATCCACCGAAGAGACCGCTGCGAAGACTTTCGAAGCCGTCGTAGTCGACGCTCTGCGCAGCGGAATGAAGCCGTCCAAAGTCGCTGACGCGACCGGCTACAGCTACGAGACCATCAGGCGCATCGCCCGCGCCAACGGCATCGGCCGCCTCCGCGAGCCGACCGTCACCAGCAGGAAGAAGAGCCAGCCGGGGGACTCCCCGGCCTGACCGAGGAGCCCGCGCTTGTATCTCGACCTCAACGCCCGCCGCACCGCGCTGTACCGCCTCTACGACAAGACGGGAACCCTCCTGTACATAGGCATCAGCCATCAGCCCGAGGTGCGCTTCGAGCAACACGCCGATCAGAAGGAGTGGTGGCCGCTCGTCGACCGCCGCGAGATCGCGTGGTTCGATGACCGGCCCAGTGCGGCGCTCGCTGAGGCCGCCGCGATCCGCGCCGAGGACCCCGAGCACAACGGCACTTACTCGCCGCGCCGTTCGCGGAAGAGCATCCGCCACGTGATCGCCGCCGACGGCATTGAGGAGATCTCGATGACCCTTGCGCGGTCGAAGCTGACCAGCCTCATACGCAAGGCTGAAGCTGGCAGCCCTGTTGCTCTCCTCAACCACGGTCGCCGCGACGCCATCATTGTGTCGCGAGAGCAGTACGAGGAGATCATGGCGATTCGGCGCATCGCTGAGTTCGTGGACCGCCTGAAGGAAGGGGACGCGAGCAACGAGCAGGCTGCGGCCCGCGTCCTGCGCGATGCCCTCGATACGGCGAAGCGTCGCGCTCTCGACTCGTCCTGACATCTCCCCTCCTCCGTTCTCCCTGGCCCCGCTTCGGCGGGGCCTTTGTCGTGTCCTAGGCGGCGAGTTCGGCTTCTGCCGGTTCGCTGGTGGCGGCCTGCTTCCGGTCGCGCTTCTGGCCGCTGCGCCAGTCCTGAACGATCTGACGGACGGTGGAGATGGACACTTCGCCGTTGAGGCGGGCGAGGATCTGTTCGGCGGTGTCGCCGTGCCAGGCGAAGTGGATGATTTCCTCGCGGCGGAGGGCGGCCCGTTCGCGGAAGGCGAGCGCGTCGCCGCGGTCGCCCTGGGCGTTGGGGTCGTCGATCTCGTCGTCGTCCCAGGCGGCCGGCGGTGGCCAGCCGTGGCTTTCGGCGCGTGCGATCGCCCGGTTTCGGCTGTGCTCGGGGACGCCGTGGTTCAGCGGGTCCTCGTCCCACAGCTCCTCGTACAGCTGCTTGATGATCCGGGCCGACTTGGCGGTCACGCGGTCGGCGTTGAGGAGCTGGTCGACGCGGCGGCGGTGTACGTGCAGGCGAGCGGCGAGGTCGGCGGCGGGCCAGCCGATACGTACCAGGGCTTGGAGGCGCCGGGTTGTGCCGGTGCCGGGGATGACGGCGCAGTCGGCGAGGTGGTCGAGGGCGGGCTGTACGGAGAGGATCTTGCGGGCGATGTCTTCGCGGACGCGCCGCTGTGGAGGCCGTCCTTGGTGCGAGTAGACGATTTTCTGGACGATCGACCGGTTGACCTGGGCGAGTGTGGCGATGCGGAACACGCCCATGCCGTAGTTGCGGAGCATGCTGACGTGCTCGCGGACGGGTTCTGCGTCGACGAACGGCGTCCAGGTGCCGTAGCCCTTGAGGCGGTACCAGTAGGCCTGCCGGTTGGCGTGGGCCGTGTTGCAGGGTGTGCAGCGGCAGCCGTGGCGGCGGTAACCGCTGGGCGTCCCGTGCCAGGTCTCTGTGGTGGTCACGGCTTCTCCTCCCGGGTCGGCTGGTCGAGTTCGGCGAGTGCAGCGTCGATGCGCCGGCTGGCGTCGCCGAGGCCGTGGCAGGCGAGCCGGATGCACCAGGCGGCGAGCACGGCGAGCACGATCGCGGCGGCGAGGTTGGGCCAGTTGCGGGCGATCCACGCCCCGTAGGGCTGCAGGTTGGTGCCAGCGGTGAGGAAGGCCGCGTACACGTCGGGGGTCACGACGTCGCCTCCTGCTGGAGTACGAGGCCGCGGGTGAACCCGCCGCGCTCGACGGCTTTCGCGACTCGCGCCTGGTCGAGGTCGGCGAGGCTGTGGCCGGCGGCAAGGGTGAGGGCGTGAACGACCTCAAGGACGTCGGCAAGTTCGTCGAGGAGCTCGTCGGGTCCGGCGGCCGCGACTTCCGCGGCCTCTTCGACGATCTTGTTGCGGAGCAGGGCGGGGAGCTCCGCCGGGCCGGCGATGCGGATGTCGAGCTGCTGGCCGCGGGAGGCCGCAATGTGTGGGATGAGGTCCCGGATCAGCTTGGTCATCACGCCGCCCTCCGCTCGTCGGCGCGGGCCTGCCGCCGTGCTGCACGCTCGTCGCGGCGCCGGGCGGCGACCATCTCCCGCATGGCGGGCGGTACGCCGATCCAGACGTGAACCATGCTGTGATGGGCTCGGGCGCTGGTTCCGGCCGTGTGGTGGCGGATGATGCCCGCGTTCTGCAGGCGGATCGGCAGCCCGCCCCACTGGCTCTGCGGCTTCGGAGGGTCTGGCAGCCGGTGCTTGCTGGAAATCTCGTCGATGGTGAACGGCTGGCGCGTATCGGCGGCGGCCACAAAGTACGGCCACACCTCGTCGACCCACGCCTCGTAGTCGTCGATGACGCGGCGGGTGGCGGCGGGGGCCGGGGCGGCAAGCTCGGCGCCGTCGAAGGCGGGTTGGATGTGGGTCATGGGAGACTCCTTCGAGATGGCCGGCCCGATACCCGCGGGCCGGCCGTTCGCGTGTGCGGGCTATTTGGCGGGCTGGCCGGCCCACGGGTCGTCGTCCGGTGGCGCCTGCTTGCGGCTACCGCTGCTCCTGCTGGTGATCTCGGCGCCGGTGATGCGGGCCTGCGGGAACGCCTCGTCGACTGCGATCTCGCGGCGCTGGATCGACTTGAGGGTGATGAGCAGCTGGGCGATGTCGGCGCCGGTCCACTGCTGCTTGGTACGGCCGAGCTTCTGCTCCAACTGCGCTTCGGTGACACCGAGGCCCTGGAAGACTCCGATGGCGCCTGCGACGCGCTCTTCGAGCGGCTTGCCGTCGCCCTTGGCGAGGGTTTCCCGGCACAGCTCCTCGGCCTCGCCGATGAAGAAGTCCGGGATCACCGCGAAGATTGCTTCACGGAGCCGACGGGCGCCGTTGTTGGCGTTGTTCTCGTAGATGTCCCGCAGGTCGACGAGCTGCTGGACCTGCTTGTTGGCGAACTTGGCGTGGGGGACGATGAAGGTCAGGACGTGCCGGGTGTTCGCTTCGACATCCCACGCCCAGGCCTGCATCTCTGACTGGCGGTACTCGTCGTCGCGGCGCATCTCGGAGACGCCGTACTGGATGTTCCCCCACGCCTGAGCGAGCGTTTTGGCGAGGTGGATGGTGGAGCCTTCGACGGCGCCCCCCGCTCGCGGAAACTTGTAGAAGGCCTTCTCGGCGAGGGCCATCGACCCGCAGGCGGCCTGCATGGCGGAGCGGGAGCGGCCGACGTCGCGGGGGAACTGGCGGGCCACGTAGATGGCGGCCTGGACTTCGGCGACGGCGCGGGACTGTTCGACGGCCGTGGACTGGCCGACGCGGTCCGGGCCTGCCACGGCGGGCGTCTGGATGGGGAAGTTCACAGGTAGATCTCCTTGTCGCGGTTCTCCGCATAGCCGGGGAGGGCGAGGTAGTTGGGGTTGGTCTCGGCGAAGCCGGGCCAGTGGCCGGAGGCGGTGCACTCGGCGAACCTCTCGATCGCGACCCGGTTCTTGGCGCGGCCGATGGCCCGGGAGAAGAACTCGAAGCCGATGACGTTGACGAGGTAGGGCGGCTTCTTCTCCTGGACGATGAGGAGCATTTCGGCGTCGTCTCCGCCGAGCTCAAGCGCGCGGGCGCCGTCCTCGTACCAGTCGGCTTGCTGGTTGTAGCCGTACTTGGCGATGTCCTTTTCCATCGCTTCTTCGGAGGCGTCGGCTGCCGTCTTGTAGTCGGGGATGATCAGTCGGCCTTGCTGGATGGACGGCAGCCAGTCGAAGCGGACTCGGCGCCGGATGCCGGTTGGCCCGTCGATCCAGAACCCGGACTGTTCGGGCGCGCCGTAGGCGGGGTCGAGGAGGGCTGCGGCGAGCGGGTGGCGGCGGATGGCGTCGGCCATCGCGTCGACCATGTCCATCTCGTGCTGCTTCAGCGGGATCGCCCCGCGCGAACGGGCCTCTGCGACGGCCTGCTTGGCGTCCTTGGTGTTCCAGGTGTCGTACTCGATGACGACGAGCTCGGGCCCATTGCCGAGGACCTTCTTGTGGGCGGCGTTGCCGTAGTCGAAGGTCTTACTGGCCGGCTGAGGGTTGTCCTGCTCGTAGCGGAACTTGGCGGGGCAGGACGGCGGGAGGAGCTTGCGGGCCCCGGACGACGACAGGGACGTCTTGTCCGCGTGGTACGCCTCGTTGGAGAGATCAGCGTGCAGGCCCAGGGCGGGCGCTTCGACGGCCGGCTCGGCGATGGTCGTCATGCGGCACCGCCCTCGATGAGGGAGGTGTAGTAGCAGTGCCCGGGCCGCTCGCTGTGGAGTTCGACAAGACCGTCGCGGTGGAGGTCTTCGAGGTGGCGCCGCGCCACGGACCGGTAGACGTGTGTGCCGATGGCTCGCCGGAGGACGACCTTGGCCCGACCGGGCGTCCACTCGCCACCTTCGTTGGCAATGGCCTGCAGGAGTGCGAGGGCTGGCCGCACGGGGCCACCGGGGTGGCGCCAAACGGTCTTGGGGTTCAGGAGATAGGCCCGCTGACCGCTGATGGTGACGGCGAGGACGTGGCCTCGACGGGCGAGGTCTCGCAGGTCCCGGCGTGCCGCGTTACGGCCGATGCCGGACCACGGTGTGACGCTGTACAGGTCTTGGGCGCTGCGCGTGGTGATGGGCCGCCGCGGTCCTTCCTTGATGAGCGCGAGGAGGCTGTCGCGGCGGGCGGTGACGTCCAGAGCTCCCCTGAGCTCGACGGTGGCGGTCACGCGGCACCGCCGAGGGGCGTCGGCTGGGGTGCGGACTCACCGCGCAGGGCGCTGGCCACCTCGGGCTCGCAGTCCTCGCACAGGCCGGCGCCCGGGACGAACGGGCCGACATCATCGCCGCAGCGGGGGCACGCCAGTGGCGCCACCTGCTTCATGATGCTTGTGGTGCTCATGAGGTCTCCAAATGGGTGTGCTGATGGGTGGCCGCCGCCCGTTGGCCGGGGGGTGGTGCCGCGGGGCGGCGGCCTGGGTGCCGCGGAACGCTTGGGGGAAGGCGCTCGACGCGGCGGTATGGGGGCTGTCAGGCGGCGGCCGAAGCCTTCGCCGGATCGCCGATCGGCAGTACGACGTAGCGGAACGTGCCGCCTTCGGCGCTCTGGATCAGCGCGGGATGCTTCGGTCCGCTGAAGTCGATGCGCGCCACGCCTTTGACCTGAGCCAGCCCGTCGGTCAGGAAGTAGCCGCGGAACGGGACCTCGAAGTGGCCGGCCTCAATGTCCAGCCGGGCATCGATGCGGACCTCGGCGCTGTCCATGTCGTTCGCCGAGACAGCCACGCTCTCGCCGTCGAAGCGGAGCCATACCGGACGCGTCGGCTTCGTGTTGACCATCGACACGGTGCGGATCGCATCGACCAGCTCGGCCGCCTCCAGGTGGGCGCTGGCCACGATCTTCTGCGGCACGGCCCGGTCGACGTTCGGGAACGTCTTCGGGATCGAGAGCTTCGTGACGATTTCTCGGCCTCCGCCACTCAGTCCTGCCGTGCCGGTCCCGTTCTCCGGCAGGGCGAGGGTGAGTCGGCCCTTGGCGAACGGCCGCACTCGTTCGATCGCCTGAGTCGGCACCAGCGCGAACGCGTCGCCGAGTTCGCTCACAGGCGCCCAGGCGACGGACTCCAGTCCGACCCGAAAACGGTCGGTGGTCGCCAGCCGCAGTTCGCCTTCCGAGGCCACCAGACGCACGCTTCCGACTCCGGAGAGTTCGTTGACCTCGTCCTCGCTCGGCTTCACGGAGGCCGGCTTGATGCGGGTGTAGGCCCGGATGAACTCCGGTCCGTCCACCGTCCCGGCGACCGCCGGGGCTGCCGGCAGGTTCGGCCACTGGCCCGCGTCGCTGGGGCGGATGTCGATCCGCACGCCCGGGGCAGTCAGGGTCCCCTGGCCCTTGCTGCACTCGATCGTCAGGTCACTCTTGCGCAAGGAGGTGACGACTCCGGCCAGGAACTTCCCCGGCAGCAGCGCGACGCCCTCTTCCTCAATGTCCGCGTCCAGTTCGGCGTGGAGCGCGGTGTCTCCGTCCCATCCAGAGATGAGCAGGCGGTCACCGGTCGCCTGGAAGCGCATGGTCATCATCACGGGGTAGAGGGGGTTGCTGGGCAGGCCCTTCTCGACCCACTTGGCCGCGTCGGCGAGTTCCGACTGGGGGATCGTGACGCGCATCAGGCCGCGTCCTCGGTGTCGTCGAAGGCGAGCTGGTCGGGGTCGACAGCCGGCGTCTCCGGCTCGGACTCGGGGGCGGCGGCAGGCCAGGGTGCGGGCTGTCCGCTGCCGGTGACGGCGGTGTCGGGGAACAGGGCGAGCTGGGTGGCGTCCATGGCGGTCTCCTGGCGGGGTCAGGCGGCCGTGGCCGCGGAAGTCGTTGTGGGGGTGGTGGCGCGCTGCCAGCACTGCCAGGGCCGCAGCCCGGACGCGGCCAGCTCCGACGCCTGCTCGATGAGGGCGGCAGCGGTCTCGGCGACCTCGGACTCCTTCTCGACCTCGCCGGCGGCGATGAGTGCACCGGTCGGGCCCTGCAGATCCATCCACCAGGTGTCGCCGAGCGTGTAGGCGACGACGCGGAAGCGGCTGCCTTCGGGCTCGTAGGCGTAGTAGCCGCCCGTGTCCGACCAGTCGGCGTCCATGAAGACGGGGCGTCGCAGCCTTGCGTGCGGCTTCAGGGTTCCGGCGTCGGCGACCTTGAACAGGTCGCGCAGGTTGCCGTTCGGCTTGAGCGCTTCACCGACGAGACGGAGTACCTCGCTGGCGGAGATGCCGTCTCGGTCGCGCAGGACGCCGACGACGTGCCTGGCGTTGTTGACCAAGTCGTAGTGGTTGTCGAGCTTCCACTCGGTGCGGTCCTCTTCGAGCAGGCGCAGCATGTGCTTGACGCTGGAGGCGACTTCCCGGAGGCGGCTGATCTCTTCGGGCTTCGGCTGCGACGGAAGCCGGTCCACGACGTCGGCGATCCGAGCTGCCTCGCGCACCTGCCGTTCGACGGCCTGCGTCGCGACGATGTCGATGCGTCCCCGGATCTCCTGCGTAGCGGCTTCCCGCACGCGATCGCCGTGCTTGCGCTGCTCGGTGAGCAGCCGCATGTACCGGTCGCGAGTGTCGATGCACTCCCGCTCCCGGATCTCCGCGTACTGGTTCAGTAGGTCGAGGTCGGACAGGTGGTCGACGTTCTCGCCGAGCCGGTCGTACTCGTCGCGCAGGGCGGCGACACGCTCGGCTGCAGTCTTGGTGGTCACGGGATCCCTCCGTGGGATGCTGGTGTCGGATCCCCGGGCGTCTCTAGCGCTCGGGGGTTCTTCTTGGGCGCCCGCCTGGCGGGCTCGGTGGCTCCGCCGGGCCGGCGGGTTACAGGAGCAGGCCGGGCATGCGGGCCTGGTCGTGGGCGCGGTCGTCGGCCGGGCAGATAAGGCGGTCGCCGTCCTTCGTCCAGCCCGTGCCGTCGTCGACCCAGGCGAGTGCGGCCTCAGGGCTGTCGAAGTGGTAGGCCCACTTGGGGTCTTCGCCGTAGACGGCCTTGCAGCCGTCGATGTCGCAGGCGGCGATGTAGACGAGCTTCGACTTGACCGCCATCACCGCACCTCCTCGGCGTGCACGGCCCAGGCGGGCACGTGCGCGGGGTTGGCGAGCGGCGACTGGTGCAGCGGGATGGGGGTGCAGGCGCGGCGTACTTCTTCCGGGTCGAGCTCCTGTGTCTTGGCCACGACGTGCTCGGCGAGGACCCGGGTATTCAGCCGCCGTTCCAGCTCGGCGATCTGCCGTTCCAGGCCCTGGACTACTTCGGCGTGCCTGGCGTCGATACGGGCGACAACTTCGGCGTGCGCGGCTTCCTGGTCCTGCAACTGCAGGCGGAGGCCTTTGATGAGGAGGTCGGCGCCGGCGCGGAGCGTGCGCTGTCGGTCGATCTCGTCGATGGCGCGGTGCTTACGGGCCTGCCGGGGGGTCCGGGCCGGCTGGGCACGGAATCCGATGCGGACGGGCATGAGGTCGGCGAGGGTCACTGGTTCTCCCGGCGGGCTCGGATGCGGTCGGTGATGTACTCGCCGAACAGGAGGAGGAAGACGGTCCCGGAGACCAGGAGGCCGTTGACGATCCAGATCACGGCGCCTCCCGACGCGGCTCGTTGAGGGCGGTTTCCAGGCCGATGGCGGTCTCCAGTTGGGCGGCCAGCCAGGCGAGGAAGTCGACGTACAGCACCAGGCGCAGCGAGGTCATGAGGTCACCTCGCGGCTGATGCGGTCGCAGTAGTCCTCGAAGGACTCCGTGAACTTGCCGTCGATGGAGGCCTGGAAGTCGGGGTCGAGGTCCTGTCGGTCGCGGCCGAGCCAGGCGGCGAGGCCGGGGATGGTGACGACGGCGCCGGTCTCGGCTGCCGCGTCCAGGACCACGCCGAGCGAGTCGACAGGGGCCAGCTGGCGGTGGTTACGGCGCAGCAGGCGGGCTACGGCAGCGGCGATGCGGGAGGCGGCCATCACGCTGCCGCCTCGGGGTCGAAGCGGGCGGCGTCGAGGCGTTCGAAGTAGGTACGGAACTCCCCCGGCTGCCACTGCGACTCGTCGGCCCCGAACTCCTCGTGGGCCTGCCGGTCGACGCGGGCCAGGGCGTCCTCAGTGATGTCGGCGATGGTGCGCATCACGCCGCCTCAACCTTCGGCCTGCGTGCCTGCGGGCTGTAGCCATGGATGAGGATGCTCACGCCGTCGAAGCGGGTCTGAGCGACGAGACGGACCTGACCGACTGCGGTCACCCCGTATTCGACGCTGTCGTCGTCAGCGTGCAAGGCTTCCCGCCACGCCTCGAACGCACTCAGGTCCCACAGCGACAGCAGCAGCTCGCCCGGAAGGTGCGGCACCAGCTGAATGTCGGGGGCCGGCAGCAGCGGGTACTCGGCCGCCAGGGCGTGCAGCGCGTCGATCGTGCGGGAGTGATCGGCGAAAGTCCTCACGATGCCTCCTCGGGTGTGGTGTCGGGTGTGGTGGGGGCGAGGAGCGGCAGGCGGTCGGTGGAGGCGTCGGCGCGCTGCTCGGCCTGCTGGGCGACCAGATCGCGGATCTGCTGCTCCAGGCGGGCGGCGGGAACGTCGAGGGCCGCGATCGGGCGGGTCACGAGGTAGCCGCCTCGTCCGCCATGCGACGCAGCTCACGCACCGCGGAATGGACGGCGAGCGGGTAGCCCGGCAGGCTCGGGCCGCCGGTCGTCAACGCCAGGGCAAGCTTGTCGGCGGCTGCGTTCAACACCTCCGCGCAAAGAGCGTCGACCATGCGCGAATTGCCGCCACAGCGGTGGACCAGGAATTCGCGGGCGCTCACGCAGCCACCTCCGCCGTCTTGCGGGCGGCGTCGTACACGTCGATGCCGTGGCGGATCGCGTAGCAGGAGTGCAGGAAGCCCGGTGTGTAGTCGTTCAGCCGCCACTCGGTCCAGTCGGCGAAGTAGTACGGGTACGGGCTGGTGTCGCCCTCCGGCCGATAGGAGAACTCGTGCAGGGCGCGGTGCGCCTCCGACTCGTATTCGATGTTGTAGTCGGCCATGTCGCTGAAGAAGTGGCCCTCGACTGCCTCGCGGAGCTGCCGGTTGGCGTTCATCCAGTCCGGCCGGACCTGCCGGGCCAGCTCGCGGCGGATGCCGGGCGTGGTCCCGACTTCCTTCAGTGTGTAGCCGAACCGCTTGGCCTGCTTCGCAACGCGATCGTCGAGGTCGTCCCGCATCCACTGTGCGAGCGTGGACGCGATCTCGCCCTTCAGGAGCTCCGGGTCGAAGCCCTCGACCTCGTCGCGGCCGGCGCGGACCTTCTCCGACCAGTAGCCGGGGTTGATCTGACCGGTGAGCGCGGTGCGACGGAACATGTCGAACATGTCCGGGGTGGCGTCGATGTCGAAGTGGAACGTCCAGCCCGTCTTAACGACCAGGTTGTACGGCCACGTGATCAGCTCGAACGCGCCGAACGAACCGTGCCCGGGGTTCATGAACTTGAGGTGGCGGTACAGGCCGACCTCGTGCTTGACCGTCATCTCGTGGGCGGCCGTGTCCCGGGCGAACCGGGCAGCGATCTCGGGGTAGGCGGTCACAGCGCACCCCCGGCCACATCGGCGGGGTGGTATTCGATGCGGCCGTCGCCGTACACCGTCACCGCGGCGACAGCACCCTCCATCGACGCCGACGGGCCGTGCGACCCGAACTGCGCCACCTTCAACAGACCACCGAACGTCGGCGTGACGTGCAGGTACTCGGTGTCCGAGTCGATGCGCTCAACCAGCGGAGACTCACCAGGAATCGGGGCAGTCATCGGGCACCGCCGACGAGCTTCCGGGCGGCGCTTTCACGCAACTTCCTGTCGCGGGCGCAGGTGCGACAGTGACGGCGGTTGCCCTGTCGCTGGATCCGCGTGTTCTCTTCGGTGAAGAGGTGTCCGCGTCGGCACGCCTCAAGCGCTGCGTTAACCGCGGCGAAGTTCGTGCTGCGCAGGACGTTGATGCGGTTCGTGACGGGTTCCATGTGCCAGGGGTTGACGCAGGACCGAGTCCGGCACAGGTGGTCGATTTGGAGACCAGACGGGATATCGGCCCGCAGGAACTCGTAGGAGAAGCGATGTGCCAGAACGGTCTTGCCGTTGCCTACACCGAAGCTTCCATAGCCATTGGTCTGGGTGGCGCCGGTCCATAGCCAGCACGTGGTGACGTCTCCGCCGGAAACCTTGCCCCAGAAGCGATCTGCCAGTGGGCGTGTCTTACGCTTTGGAGACAACGGGGTCCCCTTTCGTCTCAGTGGTGTGAAGGTGGATCTCGATCGAGGTCGTCCCTGGCTTGGCAGTGAGGGGCGGCCTCTTTGCCGTCTAGGCGGCGGCGCGGGCCGGCTTGCTGAAGGGCCTGATCGTGCGGCTCTCGACGAGGGCGACGATCTGCGCGCCGGTGAGGTAGTTGTCGCGGCCGTTGAAGACGTAGTCGATCTCGCGGCGGGCGATCATGTCGGTGAGGGTGCGGCCGGAGTACGGCGTCCACTGAGCGGCCTCGTGGGGCGTGTAGTGGAAGAGCAGTCCCTCGGCGGTCTGGGGCGCCGGGAGGTTCTCGCGGATCTTGGGGGCGGGGCGCTTTCGGGGCGCGGACTTCGTGGCCTGGGGGGCGGTCACGGGGTCTCCTTGTGGGTGATGTCGGCGGGGGTGGCACCCAGCGCTTCCGCGACCCGGCGGATGTTGGCGTCGCCCAGGCCAGCCAGACCCCGTTCGACCCGGGAGAGATGGCTCCGGTGGATGCCCGTCTTGGCGGAGAGCGTGCGTAGGCTCATATGGAGAGCCTCCCGTCTGTAGCGGATAGCGCTGGAGTGCGGTCTCACGCCTCAGAACCTAGCCGCGCAGTGCTCGCTATGCAAGCGTCACGACCACGCCAATGCACTTTTTTAGAGCCTCACTAGTGGGGCGCACCCCGTACCTTCCGCTAGCCGTCTTGCGCCCCATGCAACCCAAACGCTCTGTTTGCGTGCTAATTCGCAGGTCAAAAGGCCGGAAGGTGGCTAGGTGGTTGCATGGGAGTAGTGCATGATGGGGTGACATGGAGACAGAGCGAGACTGGAAGCGACTCGGGCAGGCCTTCGCCGAAGCGCGCAAGGAAGCCGGCCTTACGCAGGTCGACGTCGCAGAGCGTCTCTCCGTGACCCGCACGCCGATCCAGGCCATTGAGCGGGGCATTCAGCCCAACGGCAGGCCCTTTGCCAAGGTCAGCCCCACCATGCGCGCCTACGCGCGGCTCGTCGGCTGGACGGAGGGCTCGCCGGAGCTCATCCTTCAGGGCCAGGAGCCGGAACCGGCCACTCAACCTGTTTCCGCTCCCGTCGAAGCAAAGTCCGATCTGCCGCCGGTCATCGCCCGCGAACTGCGCTCCGGGAAGACCCTCGACCATGCCGTCGTCCACCTCAGCGGTGAGGACGACGACGATGACGTGCGGATCGTCGTCGTCCTCAAGGGCGGCGAGAACATGAGCGAGGAAGAGATCGACCGGCGCTTCGAGCAATGGCGGCGCACGCGGCGGCACTTGCAGGCAATCCCCGGCGAATCAGACACCCCACAGGAGTCGTAGCTCGATTTCGGCCTCAACTGGTCGACGGTGACTCAAAAGTATGCTTCGATCGACAGACCGTCACCGAGGGGGGGCGCTCTTCGGATCGGGGTGCCACACGTGTGGGTCATGCATGTTGAGCGCGTGCAGGGGGACTACAGCGAGCCCGAGATCATCGATCTCGAAGACGGCTGCCTGTTCCGCCTGCACGAGACAGATATCAGCGAAGAGGCCGTCAAGCCTCTCGCGCAGCTCCTCACCGAGCAGGCGCAGCGCTGGGCCCCTCGGCCGCCTGGCGCTCCCCTCGGACCCGTCATCCCCGTCCGCTGGGACCGCATCCCCAACCCGCCCGACCCGCTGGCCATAGGAGTCGACGAGAACGCGGACGGCGTCACCTACACCATCGACGCCGGCATGATGAGCCAGCGCGCCGCGGAGTATCTCGGCCGGCTCGACACAGAGCGATCTCCGTACTGGCAACGTGTACCCAAGGGCTACCACGACGACGGCATCACAGACGCCGAGTAGCCGAACAGCAAGGGGGCACCGTGGCGCACGCCGAGAAGGTCTACAAGGTCAAGAACGGCAAGAAGACCACCAAGTTCACGTGGCGTTCGCGCTACAAGAAGCCAGACGGGTCCTGGGGAAGCGAGCCCGGCTTCCCTACCCGCAAGCTCGCCGAGGAGTGGGGCGAGCAGCAGGAAGCCGCGATCCGCGAGGGACGCTGGGTCGACCCTGAACTGTCCCGCAAGAAGTTCGGAGTCTTCGTCGAGCAGTGGATGGCCGCGCAGAAGCCGCGCGGGCGCACGACGATGAACCGGTGGGAACGCCTGGACGGGCACATCCTTCCCAAGTGGAAGGACACCCCGATGGTCGCCATCAACTGGTTCGAGGTCGAAGCCTGGGCCCGCCAGCTGGCGCTCGGGATGGCCCGCAGCACCGTCACGGACTGCGTGCAACTGATGAGCCGCATCATGAACGGCGCAGTCGACGCCCGGCATCTGACGGTGAACCCGCTTGCCGGCCGCCGCCTGACCGGCCTGCCCGCGGACGTGGTGAAGAAGAAGGCGGATGAGGACCAGGCCGTGGAGCCCGAGGTGGTTCTCGAGCTGGCCCGGCGGCTGGGGCCGGTGTACGGGCTGCACATCGTCACGACGGCGTGGACGGGGCTGCGGTGGGAGGAGCTGGTCGGTCTGCACCGCCGCAACGCGCTACGGGAGCGCAGGCAGCGGCACGACGGCGGCGTCTTCACGTGTCCGGTGATCCGGGTCGACGAGGACGAGGGGGCGTTCGCCGAGTACTACGTGCGCGACGAGGAGGGCAAGCGGCGCAGCTTCCGCGGCTTGGAGGCGCCGAAGAACGCGAAGTCGGCGCGGGACGTGGATCTGCCGCCGTTCCTGGCGCAGTTGCTGGAGAAGCATCTTGCGGAGTGGCCGCACGAGTTCGTGTTCACGACGAAGACGGGCAAGCTGTGGTGGCGCAGTCACTGGTTCTCGGTGCTGCGGCCGGCTGCGGACGGGCGTGAGGAGCGGCCGAAGGGGCGGGGCCGGGCGGCGTGCGAGGAGTGGGAGCCGATCGCGCCGGGCCTGACGATGCGGGATCTGCGGCACACGCATGATTCGTGGCAGGAGCAGCTCGGGGTGGCGCCGGTGTTGGGGTACGAGCAGATGGGGCACAAGTATCCTGGCATCAAGGGCACGTACCGGCATCCGACGCCGCCGATGCGGATCGAGCGGTTGGATGGGTTGCAGGGGTTGTTCGAGC